TACTTTTTCAACATTTGTTAGCTCATCAAAATCTACCGTATCAATGTTTAACTCTTCTTGCAAAAAGTCGTCTACGTTAGATTTGTCTAAATAGCCATCACTCATTGCAATTGCTTTTTCGCGAGCTAATTCAGCAGGATTTGATTTAGAAAAATCACGTTGAGCTGCTAAGTACTGGTCATAACCTCTGCCTGTTTCTTTTTCAAACTGCAAAAAACCTTTTGTTCTTTCTGACAAACCTTCAAATGGGTCTGCAGTTGGTTCAGGTGTTTTGAATAAATCATCAATGCTTTCGTATTCTTTATTTTTCTTTTCTTTAAAATATTTTAAAACAGCTTCGTCGTTAATTTCGTTTGCGTCTGGATTTGGGTCGACAACTGGGTCGACAACTGGGTCTGCTGGTTTTGGGTCAACTATTGGGTCTGCTGGTTTTGGGTCTGCTGGTTTTGGGTCAACTATTGGGTCTGCTGGTTTTGGGTCTGCTGGTTTTGGGTCAACTGGTTTTTCACTCCATGCACTTAAAAAATTTTTCCCGATAGCCATAACTATAGTATTTATTTATTGTTAGTAACAAAAATATAAAATAATCTAATACAAATCTATTTTAATTTATATAAATTCAACTTTATGCTTGTATGCCTAGCAATTCATTTAAATCCATATCAGGTTTTGTAAAGTCAAAAGAACCTGTGTCTCTTTGTCTTTGCTCAATTAATTTACTTTGCTGACTAGATTGAGTATCAAGCCTTTTATCTTTAGCTTCTTCTTTCTTTTCGTCTCGGCTAAGTACAGTCATTCCTTTAATTTGCTCTAAGTAAACGTCTTGCTCAAACTTTTCTTGTCTAAGCGGTTGTTCTATTTGTAACTTAGAATTCAATTCTTTTAAGGTTATTGCGCTTTTTTGAGCTTCGTATTGAAGGTCTATCATTTTCTTTTTTTCATAAAGCATTATCTCTCCTTCTTGTTTAGCTTGAGCAGATTTTATATTGTTTTCAGAAGTTGTTTTGTTGACAAACTCTTTTTCTTTCATTCTTTGCTTAATGTTTTTAGAGCGAACATAGTGCATATATTGTCTTGCTTGCTTCATGTTGTTTCTAGCAATTGCAATTATTTCTGACTTATCAGATACATCAATTGAACCTTCTTGTAATGAAATACCTAAATCTTCTCTAAGTTGGTCTAGTTCTTCTCTAGCTGGAATCATTTCAACTGTAAGTCCAAACTCATGTATATTTCTGTTTTCTAAGCCCTTTAAAGCATCTATGTTTTCGCGACCTACTGCATCAGATAAAGTTTTTCGCAAATGTTTTAATCTATCAAATTTAAATATCCCTTGATTTCTTGTGGATATAGTTTCACATACGCGCTTATCAAACATAACGGCAGCTTCGACTAGGTGCTTAGTAGCGGTGTTGTTGGATAGTTGTATCATTTCATTTGTTCCTACAAGGGATTGAGCTTCAATAGGGTCTAATCCCGTAATATCTTGCATTTGCTTGTAGTAAAAAGCCCATCCGTTTAGTGCTTCTGCTAAGTTTCCACTTTGACTTCCTGACATTGGACTAGCTGCGTTACCGTCTTTAATGCCGTCCTCGCCCATATTAATGCGTTTTTTAAGAACTACACCTTTTACATTAAGATATGACAATGTTTTTTTTATGTTTTCTTCGGGATTGCCTTTTGCATCACCAACTAAATCAGCTATTTGATCAACATCAAGTTCAATTAAATCGGGTTTTAGTTCAGAAATTAAATGTTGAATTTTTAAGTGGATTCGCTGCAGTTGTTTACAAATCGGAATTATGTTTTTAAGAAAACTTCTTAGTCTATTTCTATATATGTTAGTGCATTGAGCTACATAAGGAGGAAGCACTTTATTCATTTGATCTTTTGCTAGTATTTCGCTTTCGTGGTAATCATATATATACTCGTTGCTTCCTATTATATAAGTTCCCTCATACCATGTATCAAATTTTTTAGTAAGCTTACTTTTTTCAGCTCCAGCAGGAACTTCGTAGCTGCTATCTCTTCTTGCTACTTTTTTAGTTTCTCCTTTTTTGTTAAGGTATCTTTTATAAACAATTTCTTTATCGCTTTTAAAAGTAAAATGCATAACCTGTACTTTAATATCTAGTATGGTTTGAAAAGGCGCGTGTGAAAAATTAAAAGCTAATTGGTTTATTTTGTTTTGTCCGGCATATATTTTTGCTATTTTTCTGCAAGTAACTTCATCATAATTGCTTTTTATGCGCATTTCATTAATGGTTATCGTGTCTACGCTTGCAAAATAAAAAGCATCGCTAAAATCTTCCATTTCAGAAAAACTATGTACAAAAGTTCCAGGGTCTATATACTCAGGCGTAACACCGTTATTTTCATCGGTGTATACTCTAACTACTTGTAAGTCTGTGTGGATTAAATCTTTGTTTGTTTTTTTAACAGTTTGGTTCCAATTATTAGTTTTTTTAGCAAAGTCAATCATAATCTCTTCTGATATTTCTTGCATTGGACGTTCTTTTATTTGAGTGTAAAGATTTAATTCATCTTCATCCTCTGGAACAAATCCCTTTTCACTTACATCTGGCAATCCTAAAGCAGCAGCTTTTTTAAGCATAGAATTAGCAGCCATGTTTACTTTATGATTATCGTACTTTTTCTTTTTTTCAAGAGTAGAAAATCTATCAATTGATCTAACATCTATTCTGTAATACTCACTAGAAAGGCCGTTAATTGCTTTATTAGTAAATTTTTCAGCGTAATTAATAGGAGTAAAGTCAAGATTATGCAAAGTAAGGTCGTCCGGTTGACGCGAAATATGGTCTTTATCTCCTTGTAAATCGTATTCACCACGCGCATACAAGCGTAGCTCGTTTATTTCTTGATGCCTTTGTGAAAATAAACATTGTTCGTTAATCATACCGCCACCAAACCATTCTGACTGAATAGCAATAGCCCATTTTAATCCATATGAATCATCTTCTTTTTCTGCTTGAGAAGCTAATGGGTCTGGAATCCCCATTGTTTTTTTAGATTTTAAGTAGTTTTCCATTATTATGCTAATTTAGAAACTGACCCTTTGTTATTGTATGTAGCAAAAGGTACATTAATATGTCTTGATTCTTCTTTTTTTACAACACTTCTTTTGGAGTTGCCTACATCTGCTAGACTTGCTCCAATGTACGCGTCAAATTTAGTTCTATTATTTATATCAACTTCCTTGTATTGATACAAAGTTCGAGTAAATGGCATATCCCCCATTTCTCCTTGTAGTCTAAATTGATTATCTCTTGATACGCCCACGTGGTCCTCGATAAAAGCTTCGCTTACATGAAATTGAGCATCACCAATTTTTGAATCTTGGTGGGGAGCACCTCCAATTTCTTTTTCAGTAGGTGATAAATCATTCCATCCTTTTTTAAATGGATTATTCATACTGTAATGTCTAAATCCCCAATCTTTTATTTTGTGTAAAAATCTTTCGTTAGAAAGCTCTGCTAGAAAAGGTATACTGTAATAAATAGAAACCTTTATAGCGTCCTCAAAAAATATTTCAATTTTCTTTGGCCTAGCTAGGTATTCTACTATTTGAGTTTCATTCGGTAAAGATTCGCAAGTATGTGTTTTTGTTTTAAGAATTATGGCTCCGTCTGAACCTCGTCCATCAACGGTTTGACTTCTATTATAAGGGTCAACTCCAATTGTACCTATGTCTCCTGCTATTGGAGCTTTAGCTAAAACTCCCCCATTTCTCCTAACCTCTTCAAATTGATTACGAAATTCTTTTGGTGGGTGGCATCCTAGCTTAATAAAAAAACGTCCGTTTTCTGGATCTGGATTCCATCTTACTGTTCCAAATCTTACCCCTCCTTCCCATGAGAAATTTCCTTGCTCAACTCCAGTATTGCCTTTCCATTTTTTTGCTTCACCATTAAAAGCGTCCTCTAGTTCCCATCTATTATGCTCAATCTGTTCATCAAGTTTTATTTCGTTAAATACACAGTCTCCACTTTCATTTCTAAACGCGTCCTTTACTGTTTCAGGGTTTTGGCGCATATATTCATTAAGGGCCTCTGGCTTGTTCTGTAAAGCTGCAATTGCATTTGATAAAAAAGTAATAGCTCCTGTCTCAACATACACTCCTTCGTCTGTTTTAACTGGCTTCTTAGGGTCTTCGAGAATTGAAAATCCATATTCATCAAACATACCTTCAAGACAATATTTAGCAGGTATAAAAATTCTGTATAATCCTGATGTAGTTTGTCCGTTTAAATCGCGAGTTCTGCAATCGCTATCATCCCATACTTTTTTATATTCTGCCCCACCTCGTTTAAGAGATTCAACCGTAGAAACAACCATCGATTTTCCAGTAATTCTAACACCTTTTCGGTGAGAAGTTCGTACTCTACTCCAATATTCTGAAAAAGGAACGTCTTTTGGGTATTTTCCTGCTTCATCGATAAGCGATCTAAAAATAGCATCACCATCCATTGCGCCTAATTCAGTATTATGCCATTCGACCATTGTTCCTAGTCCACTACCCATAGAGATAGATTCTCCTGCTGATTTACGCTTAGTAGCTTCCTCTAGGTTAAGTTTTTTCTTCGGGTTGTTAGTTCCATCCCAAACAGGTCTAAAGAAAGAAGGAAGTCTTTTAAATGCTGTAATGTATCGTCTAAAAATATTACTAGCATCAGCTCCTTTTTTAGAAATTATTCCAAGTAACTTATCTTCGTTTAAGGTACCGGATTCTAGCATTTCTATTATAGCTAAAAAAGATGCTCCCATACGTCTGTTTTTAACGTACTGCATTCCGTAACATCTTGAATCTGCCTTGCACGCTTCCCAAAATATCATTAATTCATTTTGAATAATACGAAAGTTTGGGTGTTCGCTAATTTCACGAACCCATTGCATGCCAAACCAATATGTTCCTGTAACATAAATTGGCTTACTGTTTAAAAATATCCAAATACCTTTTTCTCTTTTTTCGTATTGAGAATCTATGTAGTTCTTGTTTTTTTTAAATAGAGTTTCTAGGTATTGGTCAATTTGCTTTTGCTTGCTCGCTGCCGTACCGATATATTTAGAAGTGATTTTTTCAATAGAATCATATTCTAATTCTTTAGGCATTTTTTCTCTTTGAAATTTTTGTTGAGAAAAGGTTTTATTAAAGTTTGTTATTTTATCATCATCGGGTTTTTGCGGTAGAGCTATTTTAAGACCCATGACATCAAACACGTCTCCAATGGTTCCGTCTTTAGAAATGACAACCATATCATGCTCTTTATTGTAGCCATAGGTCCATTCTTTAAGGTCGTTTAATGCCTTAAATTTAGTTGGTCTTATTTTGAGTTCTACTTTATGTCCTAAGTATTGAATCATTAGTTTTTTGCTCTTACTTTAGTTGGGTGTTGATACCCTTTACTTTCGTTGATTCCCTGTGTTTTCCCTTCTTCGGTTTGTTTCGATTCTTTTAAATGATGTTCTAAGCTTTCGATTTTATTTAAAAAATCATCTACCTGTTCTAGCGCGGAGCTTCTTTTTTTAATACGATTAAGTTTTTTGTCTTCAGCT